AGGACGGAAGTTCGGGAGCGCAAGCATTGGTGCGGGTGGCGGTGTGGCCTCTTTCACAGTTAGCACGCTTTACACACTGACAGTTTACAAAACCAAGATTATTGACGTCAATAATCTTAGCGATTCAGACTGAATCGGTTTTGTAGTTCAATAATCAAACAAGTCACCTTGAATCTGTTGCTTGGCGAGCCAGTGATCGAACTGTTGCGGTGTGTAGGTACGCCCACGATCTTGAAGTCTGTCTCGCTTGTATACGTAGACGACATACTGACTGCCTCCATTGGGGTAATAGTATTGAAGTGCGTAGCGTGTCGCACCTAGTTGAACTGTCTTGACATCTTTGATGACAGGCATGAAGTAGTTACGCATGATGATCTCCTTGAGATTATTGAAGGGTTTGGATTTTGTGTTGGACAAGAAAAGAAACTACGCACAAGCCTCTCGCTCTGTGCGTCTCTTGGAAAACGATTCAGACTGAATCGGTTTAGGCTGACAGAGCTTTGAGAACCTTGCGTTGCTCTGCAATGGTGAGCTTCTTGAAATCGGCAATAATCTTAGCGACTTTGTCTGCGGGTTCCTTCTTGCCATTCGACTCTGCATGACGTGTCGTACCCTTGAGCATGTGCATGATGTCATTCTTGACAGTCTTTGCCGTGTTGTACTTTGCGTGGGTACTCACGAAGCGAACCTTCTCCGCCTTGATCTGCCACTCTGCACCTACCTTGGCACACGCCCACTTGATGACGATCGGCTCGCATTGCTCTAGCGTCAGGTAACCTGCATCCTTCATGCCCTTGATGAGCGTAACCCGTGAGTCAGCGAATGTATCGAGTACCTGAAAGGCTTGTGTTTCGTTAGCGATGAGTTTTGACATGGTGTTTCTCCTTGAAATGTCAGTTGTGCCACAGGGCGAATCCCTATTGGCTAACTCCATTGTGCATACACCCCCTTCCGATAGGGGTTGAGCTACCCCAAAACGATGCAGTCTGAATCGGTTTTGCCCCTATTCGATGCGTTTTCGGCGGGATTCGACCCCCACCATACCCCCACCAGCCCATATGCGAAGGGGTGGCACGCACATATGGGTACACTGTTCCACACCCGCAAATCAAATTTTCAAAATTCCGCCCACAATTCCCAAACGCAAACACCCCACCCCCCAAAAAATTATAAAAATTTCCAAGGATCAGTGTCAAACGTTGGACACGTCACAATAAAAAAAGCCCCAGCGGTTAGGCCGGGGCTTAAAGAGGCGAACCTCAAGGAGAAGCAACAGAACAAAAAACTTGCACCATTGCCGAAAAGAAGTGTACACTAACTGCAACGAGGCAACAAGTGCGACGCCAGCACTAACCCTACGCAATGCTAGAACATCTGATTAACGGCGAGTTTGAACCCAGCGTGGTCGACATGACTGCGGCTACGCCGTTGCCTTTTGCTGAAGCAGCGCCAGCAGATATCATTGATGCGCAAGTCCAGACAGCCAACTGGCTCAAAGAGCTAGAGCTAGACGATGATGAGGCAGAGTCCAAGGCAGACGCACAGGCGGCAAGAAACTCCTTCGCCTCACTGGTCACAGGGCAGCCACCCCAGAACACACAGCAAGCGCTTGCTAACATTAAGGCTCCTGCTGCAGTGCAGCATTTAGTTGGGATGCTGACAGCCTACGATTGGGCGTTTGTCGAGCAGGCCAAGGAACTGCGGGGCTACGCAGTGGCTCAGATCCTAGAAGAAGTCAAACACCCAGACGCACGCATCAGGCTTAAAGCCTTGGACATGCTCGGTAAGGTCACCGAAGTGGCGCTGTTTACCGAACGGGTTGAGGTCAAGAAGACCGAGATGTCGGACGTAGAGCTAGAAGCGCGGATCAAAGACAAGCTCAACAGGTTCATGGGTGTGATCGACGTGGTCGACATAAACGAAGAAGATACTGATGAAGCGTGACGCTTTTACAACACTCAGTAAGCTTGAGCTTGAGGCCATGGAGAAGGCGCTCCCGTACATGAGCGTGCAAGAGAAGATGGAGTTGTTTGACGATCTTGAGCTTCGAGAGAAACGCGCCAGCCTGAAAGCGGCCAGCACCAACATGCTAGGATTTGCCAAGGCGGTATACCCCGGATTCAAAGTTGGCCCCCACCACAAGAAACTGGCCAAGATATTTACCGATGTCGTAGAAGGCCGCAAGAAGCGCGTGATTATCAACATTGCGCCTCGTATGGGTAAGTCTGAGTTCTCCTCCTACCTGTTCCCTGCTTATTTTTTAGGCAAGTACCCTGAGAAGAAGATCATCATGGGCACGCACACTGCAGGTCTGTCCGAAGACTTTGGTAGGCGCATTAGAAACTTGATTGATACGGAGGAGTACCGTGAAGTCTTTCCTCAAACAATGGTGGCAGATGACCAAAAGGCCGCAGGAAAGTGGTCGACTTCTGCTGGGGGTCAGTATTATGCTGCTGGTGTGGGAGGCGCACTTGCCGGGCGCGGTGCTGACTTGTTTGTTATTGATGACCCACATTCAGAACAAGATGTGAAATCCAACAGCCGTCTAGCGTTTGACACGGCATGGTCTTGGTTCCAAACGGGCCCACTGCAGCGTCTGATGCCGGGCGGTGGGATCATCATTGTGATGACGCGTTGGTCGCTCCTAGACTTGACCGGACGCTTGATTGACTACCAGACCAAAAACCCAGAAGCCCTTCCTTGGGAGATCGTAGAGTTGCCAGCCATCTTGAACGATGGAGAGGAAGACGAAAAGTCCCTCTGGCCAGACCAGTGGTCGCTTGAAGCGCTGAAATCTACCAAGGCCAGTATCGACCCAAGGTACTGGAACGCTCAGTACATGCAGCAGCCCACGGCTGAAAACTCGGCCATTGTGTCCAGAAAGATGTGGAGAATCTGGGAAGCGGACGAGCCGCCCTCTTGCGAGTACATCATCCAGTCTTGGGACACGGCGTTTGAAACCAAGAACAACTCCGACTATTCCGCGTGTACAACGTGGGGAATTTTCTACAACGAGGAAGAAAATGACTCGCCTCAACTTATCCTTTTGGATGCGTTTAAAGATCGCATGGCTTTCCCTGAGCTTAAAGTGGTGGCACTTAAGCACTACAAGGAGTGGGAGCCAGATGCTTTCATTGTTGAGAAGAAAGCCGCAGGAGCACCGCTGATCCAAGAACTTCGGGCAATGGGAATCCCAGTCCAAGAGTTCTCCCCATCGAGGGGAAATGACAAGACAGTGCGCGTCAACGCAGTTGCAGATTTATTCAGCAGTGGTAAAGTCTGGGCACCCGACACCCGCTGGGCGCGAGAGGTGATTGAGGAGATGGCGGCGTTCCCAGTTGGGGAGCACGACGACTTCGTGGATACGACAACACAGGCGCTGCTACGCTTTAGGCAAGGCGGCTTTATTTCTTTGGATACGGACGAGAGAGATGACCCCGAAGTCTTTCGCCGTAAGTCACACGCATACTACTAGGACTAAACATGGCAACGAACATCGACAAAGCGCTTTACCAGCAACCACTGGGCATTGAGGAACTGGCGCAAGAGGAAGCTCCCTTGGAGATCGAGATCGTTGATCCCGAAGAAGTCACCATCGGCATGGATGGTATGGAGATCACCATTGGCAAGGAAGCGCCAGACGAAGAAGGCTTTAATGACAACTTGGCCGAGTACATAGACGATGGTGCCTTGCAGTCTCTGGCCGGTGACTTGGTTGCTGACATTGACCAAGATAAGCAGTCGCGCAAAGAGTGGGAGAAGACCTACGTTGATGGGTTGAAGCTGCTGGGCCTCCAGATAGAGGAGCGTACCGAGCCATGGCAGGGTGCTTGCGGTGTGTTCCACCCGATGATTACAGAAGCCGTTGTGCGCTTTCAGTCTGAGACGATCACTGAGACGTTCCCAGCCCAAGGGCCTGTGCGTTCCAAAATCTTGGGCAAAGACACGCCTGAGATGAAAGAGATCGCGGCCAACGTTGAAGACGACATGAACCACGAGTTGACGGAAGTCATGACAGAGTACCGCTCTGAGCATGAGCGCATGCTCTGGTCACTGCCCGCCACGGGTTCAGCGTTCAAAAAGGTGTACTACGACCCCAGTCTTGGCCGTCAAGTTTCCATGTTCATCCCTGCGGAAGACATGCTCCTCCCCTATGGAGCAACAGACTTGGATACTTGCTACCGCGTCACACACGTTATGCGCAAGACCAAGAACGAGATCGTCAAACTCCAGCAAGCTGGGTTCTATCTGGACATTGACCTGCCCGACGCGCCCAAAGACCGCACTGATATTCAGAAAGCCAAAGACAAAGAGACTGGCTTTAACGATCTGAACGACGACCGCTACACCATCTACGAATGCCACGTTGACTTGAACCTTGACGGTTATGAGGACATGACGGAAGACGAAGATGGCGAAGAGGTTGAGACGGGCATCATGTTGCCGTACGTCGTGACCATCATCAAAGGCACAAACGACATCCTGTCAATCCGCCGCAACTGGAACGAAGACGATGAACTCAGACTCAAGCGCCAGCACTTTGTACACTACCAATACATCCCCGGCTTTGGTGCGTATGGCTTTGGCCTCTTCCACCTTATCGGTGGTTTTGCCAAGTCAGCCACTAGCCTTATGCGTCAGTTGGTTGACGCAGGAACGCTATCTAACCTTCCCGGCGGACTCAAATCAAGGGGACTGCGTATTAAGGGCGATGACACGCCAATCGCCCCCGGTGAGTGGAGAGACGTCGATGTAGCCTCTGGCAACATCAGGGACAGCATTCTGCCCCTGCCGTACAAGGAGCCAAGCGCTACGCTGTTCAACTTGATGCAGACCATCGTGGACGAAGGTCGTCGCTTTGCCGCGACTGCTGACATGAAGGTGTCTGACATGAGCGCCAATGCCCCCGTGGGCACCACGCTGGCTCTGCTGGAGCGTCAGCTTAAAGTGATGACGGCGGTTCAGGCTCGTGTGCATTTTGCGCTCAAGCAAGAGTTCAAGCTCTTGAAGAACATCATCCGCGACTACACCGACCCAGACTACACATACACGCCTGAGTACGGTAACCGTAAAGCCAAGAAAGCTGACTACGACATGGTGGACATCATCCCCGTGTCAGATCCCAATGCCGCCACCATGAGCCAGCGCGTGATCCAGTACCAAGCTGTGATCCAGATGGCGCAGATGGCTCCGGACATTTACAACTTGCCTGAGTTGCACCGCGGCATGTTAAGTGTGTTGGGCATCAAGAATGCGGAGAAGCTTGTGCCGATCGAAGAGGACATGAAACCAATCGATCCCGTGCAAGAGAACCAGAACGCACTCAAGGGCACACCGCTCAAAGCGTTCTTGCACCAAGATCACGCCTCGCACATTCAGGTGCACATGCTGCTGTTGCAAGACCCGATGATTCAGCAGTTTATTGGCCAGAACCCACAGGCTCCCAAGATCATGGGCGCGATCACGGCCCACATTGCAGAGCACGTTGGCTACCAGATGCGCCAAAAGATCGAGCAGCAGTTGGGTATGCCCCTGCCTCCCGAAGACGAGAAGTTGCCACCACAGGTGGAGATTGCTCTGTCGGGCATGATGGCGCAAGCCGCACAACAAGTGCTCATGCAAGACCAAGCCAAGGCTGCACAGGCGCAAGCCCAACAGCAGATGCAAGACCCAGTCATGCAGTTGCAGATGCAAGAATTGCAACTAAAGCAACAAGAATTGGAATTAAAGAAACAAAAGATCATGATGGACGCTGCGGCCAAAGCAGATGCGCAAGCACTGAAAGAGCAAGAAGTCCAAGGCAAACTGGAGTTGGATGCTTTACGCACAGGTGCGCAAATCAAAGAAAGCCAAGCCAAACAGCAGTTTGACCAAGAACGTGCTGGTGTCCAAATGGGCACTGACATCGCAAAGAGTAAAGCCCAGATGGATTTACAAGCGCGAACTGCGGCGCTTCAAAATAGCAGGAACCAAGGTTCTAGAAAATGATCCAAGACTTCGCAAACGTATTGCGCAACCAAATACGTACCGACATGAACAACTACGCCGACGACATCGCCGGCGGTTCGTGTCGCACTTTTGAGGAATACCAAAAACTCTGCGGGATTATTTCAGGTCTAGCTCTTGCAGAGCGTTATGTTCTTGACCTGCTGAAGAAAGTAGAAGACTCACATGATCGAAACTGAATCCGGTTTGATTCTGCCCCCCGGTATTTCGTTGCCGCCACATATCCAGCCAGTCGAACAGCCTGACGAAGATGATGACAATGAAACAAAAGCAGGCGCACTGCCTACCCCAACAGGGTGGAAGTTGCTCTGCGTAGTCCCTGAAGTCGATACAAAGATTGCAGGTACATCACTGGATCTCGTGAGAGATACCGCCACACTGCGCCAAGAAGAACACGCCACCACAGTGCTGTTTGTATTGCGTGTAGGCCCCGATGCGTACAAAGACACCGCCAAGTTTCCTAATGGAGCATGGTGTAAAGAGGGCGACTTTGTGTTAGTACGTACTTACTCCGGCACAAGATTCAAGATCTTTGGCAAGGAGTTCCGTCTCATCAACGATGACCAAGTTGATGCTGTTGTGCTAGACCCTCGCGGCCTGACCCGCGCTTGAA